CGCTACGCTTTCCTTGACCGTCACATCCCTCGCACCATGCGGTTCAGTATCCGCAACGGTAAACACTTTATTATGCACGGTGGTAAAGATTACTTCCTCGCCAAGAGTAATACCTTCCCTGCTACTTACGTTAACAAGCTGAAGGCTGATGCCAAGGCGCGTGGCGTAGAAGTGTCACCTTGGATGCGGCGGTTTACTTCTCGTGATGACGGTGTAGCACTGACTTTCAAACGTGTGAGTGATGGCAACTTTGTCCTTGAGACAGGTGGCAAGGCACTGCCGAAACCACCGCGCACCTTGGTCAAGAAAGCACAGAAGGCCAAGCACAAGAAAGCTATCAATGACTTCTGGGATTGGATGGTTGCGATGGCACCGATGATACCTACCGATGACTGGCAGTATACCGCCAACATGCGGAAAGAACTTATTATACATGCGAACCCTGAGTATGCGAACAGGACGTGGTTCTCGTCACGCGAGGACATTCCTGCAAACATTGCAATACGGATACTCACGGATTATAATAATCCTATGAGATTGAATATGGCAGTGAACTTCGTGTCACAGTCTGACATCAAATCTGCTGAGACGGTTGACGATGCAAAGCGTGTGAGGGCGCAGTACAACCGTTGGATCAACAAAATCTGTGGTTTCACAGTAACCAAGAAGTAGGAGAACGACATGGGTTACAAACATATCAAGGTTAGTGACGCACTAACAAAACAACAGGCAGGGCAGGTAGATGGCCCTTGCTTCGCAGTCATGGCACTGCGCGACAAGATCAAGCAATCCGTTCGCGGGTTGCAGTTCATCGAACGTAATAAGAAGTCACTGTATATCTACCGAGACGACTGCCCCTATGTGCTAGGTTGGATTGGCTACGGTGACTACCGTCAAGGTGGCGATGGCACAGAGATGTATGTCGTCCATGCACGGACGATTGAGAACGGTAAGTATGCCGATTACAACGACCAACATTTCATGAAGATGTCTACCAACATCGACACCGCACTCAAAAGTGTTAAGACGTACATCCGACCCTACAACCCTGTCGATCTAGCTGATATGAATATGAAGCAGGTATCCACCGCCATATCAGATGTGTCGGGTGCTGTGACATCCAAGATGCGTGAGATACAGAATAACATTGTTGATGTGCGTAGCTATGGTGACAACTCACAGACACGTTTGTTCACAGAACTCAAACATCTGCTAACAACTAATCACGAGTTTGTTGACCCATCGTTCGGGACCGCACTCATTGATTACTTTGCGGCTGTCGAAGAAGAGAAGCAGTACAAGGGGCGCAGTGTGCCTATGTGGTTCGTGCGCGTGTACGAGCGGTTCGGTGCGCAAGCGTTCGATGTTCTGTCTATCGACAACGCTGAGAACTGGAACCCCAACATTGGTGACGAGCGATACACCTACAATGCAGATACCCTACCCGAGGACATCATGGGCAAGCTGTCCGTTCTCAATATCCTAAACGATGACCAGTATGTCGATGACGTTGGCTATCGTGCGAGTGAGGGTATGTTCTATGTTGTGCGTTAACGCCCAACAAATACCACCTGATGACAAAATATATCGTGTTTACATATGTCCGAACACGGATACTATCGCTGTGGCATGTATTGGCATGGATAGCGTTGACAGCGAAGCGGAAGGCGACTACCATTCAGTAGACGCTCTTCCTCTGTGGATGCAGGAGAAGATCGCTTTGTTAATGATGACTGGATTGGACAAGCCAACCAAATCAGTCGAAGGTGTTGGTAGACGAATAGATGCCAACACTTACTGGGTCTACCAAGTGTAGATGTTAGTGCGGCACTAACACGAGGGGCGGTTCGCCGCCCCTCACCAAACAAACCGATACCAGTTCCGAGGGGGATATATGACTGACAACCGTGGCGAAATTCAAAAGAGACTAGACGACAACATGTGTCCTTGGTGTATGGCTGTGCTTCACTTGGCGCAGGAAGAATACAAAGACGGTGAACGCATACTAACTCGTAAATGCTCGTCGTGTAGCGGAACGGTTGTAGACACATTCAAACATAAAGGAGACGCGAATGGCGATGACACCAGAAGCCAAGGTTAAGAAAAAGGTAGTAGAGCACCTAAAGACGTTAGGGGCATATTACTTTTATCCTGTCACTGGCGGGTACGGTAAGAGCGGTGTGCCTGACATCATCGGATGTCACAATGGCGCATTTTTCGGTATCGAATGTAAAGCAGGTAAAAACAAACCCACTGCCTTGCAAGAAAAGAATTTATCTGATATAAAAAAGAGCGGTGGCATAAGTCTTGTCATCAACGAAGACAACATAGATGACGTGCTGATCTATGTTGGTGGTAAGAACCACGACCCACGACAGTTGGAATTTGACTTTGATGTCGGAGGCTCACCTGTCTAGGCACTGCAAAAAATAGGAGAACGGCTATGGCCTTAGAACTTACTAAAACTGAGGGGGAGTTTTATGAACTGATGCAAGAGAGCGCACTAGGGCGCAGATGGTATCGGTGGCATAAAGACAACCCTGACTTCTTTCCCTTGTTTGAGCGGTTTACTTTTGAAGCGGTGAACCGTGGACACAAACGTCTTAGTGGTTGGCTGATTGCTAATCGCGTCAGATGGGAAACGTCTGTTGTCACGACTGGTGACGACTACAAAATTTCAAACGATTTCATTGCACTCTTTGCTCGTCTATTCATGGTGAAGCACCCACGCTACGAAGGGTTCTTCCGCACCAAACGTATGAAGCGTCTGGTTCGGGACATCATGCCCAAGGATGACGCGGCATGAAGAAAGAGAAAACTAAACAAGAGTGGCGGCACATTGCTCTGCACTGTGAGACTGCCTACCTGTTAGCACCGAAATGGTCACCGATGCGGTACTTCTTTAAGTGGGGGATTTGGTATGCAAACCGAAAAGCCCGATCCGCGAAAGAATGATCCTCGTCTCACCTGTGTCACTACGCAGTATAAGTCGTTACGGCAAGAACTGTCGGACGCAGAGTGGGATGAAGACCCTCGTGCTGAACTTATCCGTACTGAGTTTAAGCACTACGAAGCCTTGCTGAAGCAGGGCGTATTGTACGAGCCAAACTTTTAGGAGAACTATCATGGCTACTAAATCATCACCGAAGGCTGAGAAGGTCTGGGCATATCTTGTTAAAAATAAACTCGCTACCCCTGCCGAAGTCGCAAAGGCAACAGGCGTGTCCTATGGATACGTTTACAAGCTGATGAAAAAGATCGGCACACCAAAAGAAGTTTTCGAGGAGGAAGCGAAAAGCACCGCAAAAAAGCCCCTAGCCTCTGGGGGCGTATTAAAAGCGTCCTCGGGGGAAAGGCTAAATCTTCTTAACGAAGCAATCGAACTCACTGGTGGGGATCGCAATGCCGACTACGGTGACCCATACGACAACCACAAACTGATAGCCGATATTGCCACACTCATTACAGGTAAAGAACTTACCGCATATGACATTGTGATGGTGCAGGTGGCTACCAAGTTGTCTCGTATGAAAGTCAGTCGGACAAAGCGTGACCACTACGTTGATCTAATGGCATACGCAGGTATCGCCTACGAGTGCTTGCGAGAAGAGGATATAGGCTGATGGACTTAATAACACTGGATTTTGAAACATACTACGACAGGGATTATTCCCTGTCGAAGATCACGACTGAAGAATACATCCGTGACCCTCGTTTTGAGGTGATTGGTATTGGTGTGAAGGTCAACAACCAACCGACTGAATGGGCGAGTGGCACACATGAACAGATCAAAACATATTTACAGACATTCGATTGGGCGAACTCTATGGTTCTTGCTCATAACACCATGTTTGATGGGGCTATTCTTGCTTGGCAGTTTGATATTCATCCTCGCGTGTTTACCGATACTTTGTGTATCGCCCGTGCTTTACATGGGGTGGAAGTTGGTGGAAGTCTCAGGGCGCTCACTGAGCGGTATCGTATCGGAGAGAAGGGCACGGAAGTCATCAACGCCCTCGGGAAGCGGAGAGCCGACTTCAGCGAAGCCGACCTCGACAAATACGGTGACTACTGTGTCAACGATGTCGAACTCACATACAAACTCTTCAACATATTCCTCAAAAAAGGATTTCCGAAGACTGAACTAAGGTTGATCGACTGCACACTGCGGATGTTCATTGACCCTGTGTTGGAACTCGACATTGGATTACTTGAGCAACACCTTGAAGATACGCGGGAACGCAAAGACCAACTGCTTGAAGCGGCAGGTGTGTCTAAAGAAGACCTCATGTCTAACCCTAAGTTTGCAGAAGTATTGCAAGGTTTAGGTGTGAAGCCCCCAACGAAGATCAGTCTTACCACTGGCAAAGAAACTCTGGCGTTTGCTAAGTCGGACGAGGCGTTCAAGGCATTGGCTGACCACGAAGATGACAGGGTGCAAGCTGTGGTAGCGGCGAGGCTCGGAACAAAGAGCACACTGGAAGAGACACGGACTCAGCGGTTCATCGACATAGGTAAACGAGGCACCCTGCCTGTTCCTGTCCGATACTACGCCGCACACACTGGACGATGGGGTGGTGATGACAAGATCAATCTTCAGAACCTACCAAGTCGAGGACCGAATGGTAAGAAGCTAAAGCGGAGCATCCTCGCCCCCGAAGGCCATACACTCATTGACGCTGACAGTGCGCAGATCGAAGCGCGTGTTCTTGCGTGGCTTGCCGAACAAGACGACCTGACCAGCGCGTTCGCAAATGGTGAGGATGTGTATGTAAAGATGGCATCACGCATCTACGGTGTTGCCGAAGAGGAAGTTACCAAAGACCAACGGTTCGTGGGCAAGACTACTATCCTCGGTGCAGGTTACGGCATGGGTGCACTCAAGTTCCAAGCACAGCTAAACACGTTTGGACAAGAAGTAGAACTGGACGAGGCCCGACGGATCATAAACATTTACCGTGAAGCTAACTGGAAGATCAGCCACCTATGGCGTGACTGCCAGAATATGGTTCGACACCTGATAAACGGTGACAGCTATCAGATAGGTCGGAAGGGTGTGCTGAACGTGTTGGGATCGGAACGTGGTGTCGGATTACCGTCTGGATTACTCATACGCTATGACGACTTATCAGCAGAGCAAGGTGAAAGGGGTCTGGAGTATAGCTACAAGACACGCCGAGGACGCACCAGAATATATGGTGGGAAGGTAACGGAAAACGTCTGCCAAGCGATAGCGCGTTGCATTATTGGTGAGCAGATGTTACAAATTGCTAAGAGATACCGCGTTGTACTAACCGTGCACGATTCGATTGTGGCCTGTGTTCGTGACGAAGAAGTCGCAGAAGCACAAGCATATGTAGAAAAGTGTATGAGGTGGACGCCCGACTGGGCTGAAGGTCTACCGATCAACTGCGAAAGTGGAACTGGAAAATCTTATGGGGATTGTGAATGAGCGTTGCACCGTGGTCGTTTAGTAAAATAAAGGCATTTGAACAATGCCCGAAACAGTTTTACCACGAGAAAATTCTCAAAGAGTATCCCTTTGTCGAGACGGAAGCTATCCGCTACGGCAGTGAGTTTCACAAAGCCGCTGAAGATTTCATGGGCGATGACGTACCACTCCCTAAGAAGTTTGAGTATGCGTTGCCAGTGTTGGAGTCTCTGAAGGGCAAGCGTGGTGTCAAGTTATGCGAACGGAAGATGGGCGTAACCGAAGACCTTAGACCGTGCGACTTCTACTCCAAGGATGTTTGGTTCAGGGGTATCGCTGACTTGTTAATCATTGATGTGTTAGCAGAAACCGCATGGGTCATCGACTATAAGACTGGTAAGAGTGCCAAGTATGCAGACAAGGGGCAGTTAGAATTGATGGCTCTTACTGTGTTTGCACACTTTCCAGATGTGAAGAAGGTCAAAGCAGGGTTGGTGTTTGTTGTTAGCAATGCCTTGGTCAAAGACAGCTATGCCGATTTCGATAAACCGAAACTGTGGGAGAAGTGGCTCTCTAAGTATGAGCAGATGAAGGCCGCTTCCGACAATAATGTTTGGAACCCTAAACCGAGCGGACTGTGTAAAAGGCACTGCCCTGTCACCGTTTGCGTCCACAACGGAGGTCATTGATGCCATATAAAAACAAACCTCGTCCGTACAAGAAAGAGTACGAGCAACAGAAGAAACGTGGTGAACACGCGGATCGCATGGAGCGACAACGTGCGCGGCGTAAGATGGACAAGACAGGTAAAGATGCCAACAAGAATGGCAAAGCCGATAAGCGCGAGGGTAAAGATGTAGCACACAAGAAACCGCTATCTCGTGGGGGTACTAATAAAGATGGCGTTCGAGTACAGAGCCGTAAGAAAAACCGTGCGGCAGGTGGTGCGTTGAGCAAAGGCAAGAAAAAGAGTTAGTGCACCACTAACAAAATCACGCCACTAACATGGCGTTGCGATGGAGAACAACGTGAGAATACTTGAAAACAAGGCGTTACTGTTGCGCCTAAAAAACCCTAATAAGGTTACGACTGTTATACCGAACAGCAAGGAACTTCCTGACAATCAGGTAGCAGTCAAGTGGGGTGTTGATGAGGCGCACACCCTAAAGAAACTAAACATCAAGAACGTGCCATCACCCATTGAGGGTAAGTACGATTGGCCCGGGCAGTATAAGCCATACACACACCAACGTGTTACAGCGTCTTTCCTTACGATGAACCGGAGATCGTTCTGTTTCAACGAGCAGGGTACTGGCAAAACCGCCTCTGCAATCTGGGCGTCCGACTTCCTGATGAAGCAGGGCAAGATCAGACGTGTGTTGGTCATCTGCCCTCTCTCGATTATGGACAGCGCGTGGCGCAATGATTTGTTTTCATTTGCGATGCACCGAACCGTGGATGTGGCATACGGTGCTAAAGAAAAGCGCAAGAAGATAATCAACCAAGGCTCTGATTACGTCATCATCAACTACGATGGTGTGGAGATTGTGGCTGACGAGATTGCCAAGGGTGGGTTCGATTGCATCATTGTTGACGAGGCTACACATTATAAGAACGCACAGACCAAGCGATGGAAAACACTGAATAAGCTATTAACGGACGACACTTGGCTCTGGATGATGACTGGTACACCTGCGGCTCAATCGCCGTTGGATGCGTATGGTATCGCCAAGCTAGTCAACCCGACTGCGGTACCGAGGTTCTTTGGATCATGGCGCGATCAGGTCATGCGCAAGATCACGCAGTTTAAGTGGCAACCGAAAGAGGATGCGACTGATACGGTGTTCCGCGTGTTGCGACCCGCGATCCGCTTTACCAAAGAAGAGTGCCTTGACCTACCCGAGATGGTCTACACCAAACGTGAGGTCGAATTGACCCGACAGCAAGCCAAATACTACAAGCAACTTAAAGATAAACTTGTTTTACAGGCGGCAGGGGAAGAGGTTACGGCTGCAAACGCAGCAATCAACATGAGTAAACTCCTGCAAATATCTTCTGGTGCGGTCTATACCGATGGCGGAGAGAGCCTAGAGTTCGACATCAAGCACCGTTACAAAGTGTTACGCGAAGTGATTGACGAGAGTTCCAAGAAGGTCTTGGTGTTCGTACCATTCAAACACACGATTGATATTTTGACTGCGAAGCTACGCGCCGATGGGGTTACCACTGAAGTAATCAGGGGTGATGTACCTGCACCGAAGCGTACCGAGATATTCCGACAGTTCCAAAAAGAAGATGATCCAAAGGTGCTTGTCATCCAGCCGCAGTCAGCCGCACACGGTGTTACGTTAACAGCCGCAAACACAGTTGTGTGGTGGGGTCCAACCAGTTCGTTGGAGACTTACGCCCAAGCTAATGCTCGTGTTCACAGGTCAGGACAAGATCACAAATGCACCGTCGTGCAGCTCCAAGGTTCTCAGGTAGAGAAACGTGTTTACGCACTATTAGACAATAGAATAGATGTACACACAAGAATGATTGATCTTTACAAAGAAATACTTGACTAAGATAAAGTTTGCCAGTAGAGTGAACATCCCGACACTTTTTGTCGTGCGAAAAGGAGAACATTATGAGTGAGGTAAATGATGGGTTGGCTCAAAAGCTGACCAAAGTCTACTTGAAAATCCGTGATGAAAAGGCTCGCCTTTCTGCGGAGTTCAAGAAGCAAGAAGATGACCTTAACCAACAACTGGATAAGGTTAAAGCCGCGCTACTCGACTTCTGCAAAGAACAAGGAGTTGACAGCGTAAAGACTTCAGAAGGTCTTTTCTATCGTTCCGTTAAAACACGTTACTGGACTAGCGACTGGGAAGCTATGCACCAATTTGTCATGGAGCATAACGTGCCTGAGTTTCTGGAAAAGCGTCTTAACCAGACGAATGTAAAAACCTTCCTTGAAGAAAATCCAGATGTGGTTCCCAAGGGGCTAAATGTGGATTCTGAATATATCATATCTGTGAGGAAAAAATAATGACTGGACCTTTTGTACCAATCGAAGACTTGTCCAAGCACTTCTCTGTGTCAGTTTCGACAATCAGAGCATGGGTGCGTCAAGGACATATCCCGAAAGACACCTACATCAAAGTAGGCAACACGTATCGGTTTTCTATTGATGACGTGTCAGTCGCTTTAACCACTAAGGATGCAGACAAACCTAACCACAACGGCGCAAGTTCCGTTGTAATGGCAGGTGGTCTGGAGACTATTGGTGAAGTGAGTTTCATAGAGCACGATGAAGCACCCGATATTAACTTAGACGAAGACATGTAAGGAGAAACCGATGTCCGATATTACCTTGTTTGAAAACAATGCGCTTGCGAACAGTGATCTGTTCAAAGAATTACAAGATGTTAACAATAACCTGTTAAGTGGTTCTGGTGGGGGCGAACAAAACCGCCGTATCAGCCTTAACGGTAAAGCGTTCCGCGAGATTGTTAACGGTGAAGAAGTCTCTGTGAGTGATGACAATAACATGAATATGGTTATTCTTAACGCCGCTAAGATTTCTCGTTCTTTTTATGAAGGCGTTTACGATCCCAAAACCCCTGCGGCTCCCACATGTTGGTCTGCGGATACTGACGCGCCATCACCCGATGTGCCAGAAGATCAGCGCCAAGCAAAGCGTTGCATGGACTGCAAACAGAATGTGAAAGGGTCAGGCCAAGGCGAAGGCCGTGCGTGTCGTTACGCACAGCGGATTGCCGTAGCGTTAGAAGGACAACTTGATAAGGTGTACCAACTACAGCTACCTGCAACTTCTGTCTTTGGTCAGGCTAAAGATGGCAATATGCCAATGCAAGCCTATGCTAACTTCTTAAATGCACACAACACTCCTGCTATCGCAGTCATCACAAACGTGCGTTTTGATAAGAGTGCCAGTGTGCCGAAGCTGTTTTTCAAGGCTGTTCGTCCACTGGATGAAGAAGAATTGCAACAAGTAGTTGCGCTAAAAGACAGCCCTGCTACTGTCAAAGCTATTACTTTTACGGTTGCTCAGACTGATGGTGTAGACAAATCTGCACCGAAAGCAGAAGCACCTAAAAAGAAAGAAGCGGCAAAACCCCTGTTTGATAATGGGGAAGACGCACCTGTTGAGGAGCCTACTAAAGTCGTCAAGAAAACCTCACCTGCTCCAAGTGGGGACGATGGCGACTTGAGTTCGATTATCGACAACTGGGACGACTAGACCTATTCGTCGTCAGGGTAATCGGACATCACCACGGTGGGGGTTAATCCTCTACTGTGGTGAATTAGGCAATGGGTGGTACAATGGAAGCAATAACATTTTTAAAAAAGGCGTTGAGTAGTGAGGGCTACTACTGCGTCTTTGCGGCGAGGTCGTCTGATGAACGTAAAACACAAAAGTTCTATGACACGATTGATGCCGTTGTCGATGCCGCCCACAATTTTGACCAAGAAGGATATGATGTTTACTTTGGACTAGCTACGTTTAATGAGGCAGGTTCTCGTAAAGTTGATAATGTTAAGCACCTCAGTGCGTTCTTCCTCGATCTTGATTGTGGGCCAAGCAAAGAATTTACATCGCAAGAACAAGCGATAAAAGCCCTACATACTTTCTGTAAAAAGCATACTCTGCCAAGACCAACGATGGTCAACTCAGGGCGTGGTGTGCACGTCTACTGGTTCCTGTCGGAAGCGGTGGGCTACGAGGATTGGTATCCTGTAGCAGAGCGATTAAAACGGCTTTGCGCAGAAGATAACTTTGCCGCCGATCCCGCTGTTACGGCGGATGCGGCTCGTGTGTTAAGAGTTCCTCACACACATAACTACAAGACTAATCCCCCGTCAGACGTTACTTTCTTTGGCCTCACGCCAAAGTTTGAGGCGGTGGATTTCGATGCGTTCTCGGAGTTACTCGGGTCAGACCCGATACCAGTTCCGACCAAATACACGCCTGTGGCAATGAACACGACCATGCAAAACCTGATGGGCAATCAGGAAAGCGTGTTCAGAGACATCCTACTGAAAACAAGTATGGGTAAGGGGTGCGCTCAGATTGCATACATCATGCAAAACCAAGAAACTATGAGCGAACCAATGTGGAGAGCGGGGCTTTCGATTGCGAAGTTCTGCGTGGATGGTGACAAAGCCGCACATAAACTCTCACACAAGCATCCTGATTACACTGCACAGGAAACGCTAAAGAAACTAAGCCTGATAAAAGGTCCATATACATGCGCTAGGTTTGACGAATATAGACCTGATGTATGTTCGGAGTGTCCGCATTGGGGGAAGTTCAAATCCCCTATCGTATTGGGAAAGAAGCTACGCGAAGCCGAAATTGATGATGAAGGCAACTATGTAGCGGAACCCGACACACCAAAGGAGCCAACACATGTTATACCGAAGTATCCACCGCCCTATGTGCGTGGGTCAAATGGTGGGGTGTATATACGCACCCGAAACGAGGACGGAGACGTAGACGAGAAACGAATATACCATAACGACTTATACGTT